ATGTTTTACCTCCTACACATAAACAAAGCACGAGAGAGGGCATCACCTACACGGTGGTGCTTTTTCTTATGCGAAAAACATGAGGGGAGACAGAGAGGGAGTAAGTTATGCCAAGAAAACCAACAGGGAAACCCAACGGGCGACCACTTACAAATATAGACAAGAAAGAGTTTGAGGGATGTTGCAAGATACTATGCACTAAGAATGAGATATGCGACATATTCAGTATAAACGAACAAACATTAACGGCATGGTGTAAACGCGAGTACGGAATGAGTTTTTGTGATGTATATAAAAAGTTCTCGTCGAACGGTAAAAAGTCACTCCGTAGATACCAATTTGAACTAGCAGAGAAAAATCCAACAATGGCGATTTGGCTTGGAAAGAATCTGTTAGGACAGAAGGACGAGGTTGCTATAGATCATGGCGGCAACGAATTACTAACAGCCTTAACTGACTTAGCAAGAAAGAACATGAACAATGATTAAGTTCAGCCCTAAACAAGAAGCATTTATCCTTGATAAATACGACCACACATTTGAAGTGTGCGAGGGTTCACCAAGAAGCGGAAAGACATTTGCGGCAACAGCACGTTTCGCTATGCACGTTTTAGCCAGCCGTGATACATCACATTTAGTTGTTGGTTATTCATCCGAACAAGCCTATCGTTTGATATTTGACGGTGACGGGTTCGGACTTACACATATATTTAAAGGATTTTCGAGAGTGTCACATGACGATTCGGGAGCACATTTACTTGTTACCTGCCCCGATGGTTCAATCAAAAAGATATATTGGAAGGGTGGCGGCAAAGCTGACAGCCACAAAGCTATAACAGGTATGTCGCTAGGTTCGGTTTACTTCTGCGAAATCAATCTGTTGCACATGGATATGATTCAAGAATGTTTCAGAAGAACTTACGCCGCTAAAGACAGATGGTTAATAGCTGACCTCAACCCACCTGCACCGAAGCATCCTGTTATTACGCAGGTGTTTGAAGTGCAGGACACCAAGTGGATGCACTGGACTTGTCACGATAACCCAGTGCTAACCCCTCAGAGGTTGAAAGAGATTGAAGAAGCGTGCAGTAAATCACCGTTTCTTTATAAGCGCGATTGGCTTGGTGAAAGAGCCATACCGCAGGGTGTTATTTACTTCATGTTTGACCAAAACAAACACGTATTAAACTATATTCCCGATAGATTGGCACCTGTTGAAATGTACTTCGCAGGTGACGGAGGAACAACGGACGCAACAAGCGTAGGCTGTTTCATTGTATGTGACGCAGGAAACCCGATAGCAGGTACACATCATTATGTAGTCTTATGTGTAGGCGATTGGTACTATAACGGCGGTGCTATGGCTATGTCAGACCAAGCAAAGCATATTGTAGGCGAGTTCATCCCGTATATGCGCAGTAAGTACCATATGAGGGAAAGCACTATACTGATTGACCCTGCATGTAAAGCACTTAGGCTTGAAATCGAAAAATTAGGGCTTATGACGCAGGGAGCAGACAACAACGCGCATGACATTAAAGGAACAACAAAAGGTTTAATGTGCGGCATAGAAATGCTTCAAAACTGCATCGCAAATAATAGATTTTACTTGGTTGATGATGATAGGTACTCTATTGAACCATTCTTAACCGAAGTAGGGCTTTATTGCGTTGATGATAAAGGCAATCCAATTGACGCATACAATCACGTAATGGATAGAACACGGTACGGCAATAATTACTTTATGAAGAACTACGGATTGTGGAATTGATGATATTTAATTTATTATCGTTATTCCGTTAATGCGGTTAGATAAAACCACGGTGTTATATCCGACAAAACGATAACATTTTAAGGGTTGCAATAATGCAACGACAGTATACAAGCGGCTTTAACAGCGAAATTGATTTATTTTAATAAAATGGGCGGTAAACCATGAAAGTATTTGAGAGGTTCAAGAAACTTATGAGCGACTTAAACAACAAAGTAATAGCAACGGCGGCAGATATGAAAGCATCAAAAGAGTTTAAGGATGTTTTTGAACTTGGCGGCGTTCCTGCTTACAGTCAGTTTTACAACTTCGGGATATTCCCTTGGAAATACGTGTACAGAGGATTCTACAAGGCATGGCACTTGATTAAAGCGCCTACAATCGCCAACCCCGAAGCAATGAGACAGGTTAGCTATTTGAACATGGCTAAAGCGGTTACAAGTGAACTTGCCGGCATGGTATGGACAGATCAGTGCGAAGTCAACTTATCAACAAACGGTGTTGATGATGTGGAAAACGACAAGTTGCACGCTTTTGTTAATGCCGTTCTTGAAAAGAACAACTTCAACGTCAAAATGCTTGAAGCAATCGAACAGGCGGCGGCGTTAGGTGGTGAAGCGTTAAAAGTTTGGTATGAAGTCAAGTATGACGCAGACGGAAACGAGATACCCGATAGCGGAGAAATCAAGATAGGCTATTGTATGGCTGACCAATTCGTACCGACTTCATGGAATAACGCCGAAGTAACAGAGGGCGTTTTTGTTGACCGACAAGCAAGGGGCGGTTATTACTACACCCGTCTTGAATGGCACAATTGGAACGGCACAGCATACGAGATAAGGAACGAACTGTACAAGTCACAGATTAAGCCCAACGGAGAAACACAAGATATACTTGGCTTTAGATACCCTCTGAACGCCGTATATCCTCATATAACCGAATGGGCGAAACTTCCTGTTAGTAAATCGCTTTTCAGTTATTTCAGAACGCCGACAGCAAACAACCTTGACGATAACAGCCCGTTAGGTGTTTCGATATATGCAAACGCTATGGACACGTTACACGCGCTTGATATTGCTTATGATTCATTCGTAAGAGAATTTAGATTAGGCAAGAAACGAATTATTGTTCCTGCGCGAATGATTAAGACAGTTACAGACCCCGTTAGCGGTAAACTTGTTAGATACTTCGACGCAACAGACGAAACATATGAAGCATTTAGCACAGACGACCCCGACAGCTTGAAAATACAAGATAATTCAGTGGCACTCAGAGTTGAGGAACACGTAGCAGGTATCAACGCGCTGTTAAATATCCTGTGCTTACAGACGGGCTTATCTGCATCAACATTTAGCTTTGATGCAAAAGGCGGCTTGAAAACAGCAACAGAGGTTGTCAGTGAGAACAGCAAAACATATAAGACCGTCAAGAACTTCCAAAACATGATTAAACCTGCTGTTGTTCGTCTTGTAGAGAACATCATCGCGGTTGCTTCAATATACGACCTGCAATATGACGGCGTAAGCGTTCCAGAGCTTGCAAAGAGCGGTTATGAAGTTGCTGTGGTTATGGACGATGGAATAACGCAGGACAGGCAGACGAACATTAACGAAGGCATTCAGCTTGTTAACGCAAAGCTGATGTCAAAAAAGAAGTTCTTAACCGACCCGAAGTATGGGCAGGGCTTAACCGAGGAACAAGCCGACGCAGAATTGGAGCAGATAGCGCGAGAAGGACAAGTAAATGCAATTAACGTTGATATGATGCGGATAAATACCGCGGAGTGATAAGAAATGACACCACAGAGAATTGCGGATATATCCGAACCAATTGAACAGCTCTACAGTGATTTGACCGATGAGCTTTTAATCAACATAGCAAAGCATTTATCGAAATCAACGGCAACATGGAGCGCACTGCATGAGATTGAAACCCTGCAAGAAATGGGGCAACTCACCGAAGAAAATATAAAGATAATCAACCGATACGTCAAGAAAATGCCGAAGGAAATCAAGGACGCTATGAACGAAAGCCGATTAGAAGCCCTTGGAGAGATTGAGCAGAAGTTAGCTGACGCGGCGGCACAGGGTTATTTGACCACACCAGTAACGGACGGCACAGTGGAAGTAACACAAGCATTAAGCAATCAAGCCGCAAACCAATTAAACATAGTCAATCAGACGATGCTTAATTCGAGCTTAGAAGCCTATCAGACAGGCGTTTATCAATTCCGAGAGGAAATGAACAAAGCGGCTATTGATACCATAGAAACAGAGCAACAATTAGGGGTTGCTCAAAATGAGCTTAACAAGGCGGCGGCATCCGTAGTAGCTGGCACTGAAAACAGGACGAAAGCACTTCGAAAGTGTATACGAAAGCTGAATGATGCAGGTATCGTCGGCTACTACGACCGCCTTAACAGAGCATGGACAGCCGAAGCATACGTAAACATGAATATACGCACAACGGTTCACAATACGTATATACAGTCAATACAGACAAGACAACAGGAATATGGCTCAGACGTTTTTCAAGTATCAAGCCATGCAGGAGCAAGACCGTTATGTTATCCGTACCAAGGCAAGTTTTATTCATGGAGCGGAAGAAGCGGCGAGATAACATTGGGTGACGGCAAGAAGTACCCGTTTGAACCGATAAGCGTTACAAGCTACGGAGAAGCCGCAGGGCTATTCGGAATTAACTGTGGTCATGTTCCGTACCCGATGATAAATAACGTTTCTGAGCCGATACAAGAGGATATACCGAGTGAAGAAGCAAACACACGGGAATATCAAGAAAGCCAAGAGCAAAGGCTATTAGAACGGCAAATAAGGAACGCTAAAAGAGAGGTTGAACTACTTGGCGACCTTGCCGAAGAAAAGGACGTGGAAAGAGTTAAACGCGCACAAGCAAGGATGCGAGAGTTTATAAAGGAAACAGGAAGAACACGACGTTATGATCGTGAGCAGATAGTCACACATAGAAACAAGGTTGTGCAGTATCGACCGAAGATTAACAAATGAAAGTGAGGTTATACAGATGGAATGTACACACGCTGTTGAACACTTGGTAGGCACTAAAGATGGTATCAAGTGCAGGAATTGCGGCAAGACTTTTGCAACCTTTGCAGAACTTGAAGCGGACAGACCGAAGAAGCAGGAAAAGAAAGTTGAAGCACCTGCGGAAACAATCGAAGCAGTTGAAGCACCTGCGGAGAAGCCGAAGAAAAGCACCAAGAAAGGGGCTAAATAATGGAAGAAAAGATAATAGAGAATAAATGGGAAGATGGACAGCTTTTTGACATATCCGAAGCACTCGACAGGGCACGCGGCATAGTTAAGACCGCCGATGATATTAAGGCTGAAAAA